GTCTTTGAAGTTTATCTGCCAGAGTTTTCACCCTCCCCCCTGCCAGTGCGGCCCTTAAATGATAATCCGTCTCATTTTCATGAAAATGCACCAAAATCGAGCGATTTTCAGCCTGTTAATGATAATGGTTATCACTTCTCAATGATTCGCAGGTTTTCGCGTGAGAGGGTGGCGGGCACCAGCCGTTCGCCGACTCCGAGCGGGAAGGTCAGGCTGACGGTTGGCAGCGTCTCGCCGACTTCATGGTTGAAGGTGATCGCGGTGACGGTTTTAAAGATCACACTATCAATGCTGAGCTCTACCAGCTCGCCATCGCGGTATTCAATCTTCAGGTCTTGCATTGCGTCCTCCTGTTACCAGATAACCCGGCCATCGTTGTCGAACTCGGTTACCGTGCCTCCCTTCTCCATGCGTTGCTTCACTGAGTCGTGGCAGCGCTTGCAAAGCGACTGGAGGTTATCGGGATCATGGAAGAGTGTCTCGTCACCCTTATGCGGCGTGACATGATCGACAACTGAGGCGGATATCACCTGGTTACGCTTAAGGTGAAACTCACACAGCGGTTGTTTCTGTAACTGGTGATAACGGAGCCGGTACCAGCGTTTGGTGTTATAGAGGCGGTGCCAGGGTGAATTGGATGCCATATTCACTCCAATTAAAAAGCCACCAGCAACAGCCAGTGGCTCACGACTGAATAAGTCACTTTGAATCGCATACGATGCGCGTAAAGAAAGCCCTGCTTGGGCCAGGCTGCGTTTTACCCCCTACAGGGCATATTTATGTTTTATCCGCTATAGACATTACGATGGGCCTACCCATGGTGATGGCAATAAAAAACCGCCCGGAGGCGGTTAGCTTGAATGCATATTAAGCGGCAGGCGCTATGAATAACTTTCATCGAAATGTTTAGCGCAATACCCTCCAGCACTAGCCACCTGTAGCGGGCCAGGGTTGAGCATTGCTCCCGCTTTCTGTGGAGAACTCAAGCCAGGCTGCGTCTGGGAGTTGGGGTGTATTCTTTCAACAATGATTCGGCCCTTTTCATCTTCCTGGGTGACTAAAATCAAAGCCACAATTTTAGGATGCTCATCATTTTGATAGACCTCATATCTAATACAGACATCGTTCTGGTCATAGAGGAATGTCTTTTCTAACGTTAAACGCGGCGTCTTGCTCATGTTACGTCTCCAGTGGAATGAGAGGTAACTTTAAAAGTAAAAGGATTTTATTCAATCTCATTTATCAGTAAGTATGCACTAGATCAATTACTTTACTCAGTTGCAAACTGTTAAAGGAGGTCGCTATTTAGTCCTCTGAATATTTTGTTTTTGGCAGTTCGCCTGCCACGCTTTGTTATGCGCCAGGATGTCTTTCTTCGTCTGCTTATCCAGCACATCAATGTCATGATCGGTCAGGTAGATTGGCTTTACCCAGTCACAGGCCGTATCAATTACCACCGGGACGCTTCCACGAGTCACGCAGCTCGCGATCAACATCGTCGTCAGGCATATGGTTAACAGTCTGCTGTACATTGCTGGCCTCTTTCGTTGCTTCCATCCGGTGTTCTGCCGCAGCGACCGTAGCCGCGGCGTTATCTTCGGTTCGCTGCTGGTCTGCTTTTGCTTCGGCTTTGCTGGTACCTCGGGAATGACCTAAACCAAACGCGCCAGCGATGGCAGAGATAACCAATGCAATCAGCCCGATAATCATCTCCATCGTCATATAACCACCCGCTCTTTTACCCAGCCATAAACAAACGTCTCGTTCGCGCTACGCTGTTCTGCCAGCTCGAGATAACGTTGGCCCTGGCTGCAATTCAGGGCACGGAGCATAACCAGCTCGCCCTCTCTTCCGCGACGAGAAAGATAAATTTTCAACGCGCTGATGGTTCGCGGACCGATGAAGCCATCTGCAATCAGATCGGGATAAAGCGAGCCCTGAATGTTGAACACGTTCAGCCATCGCTGAAACCATTTGGTCTGAACCGATGGCCCCATGTTTACGCCCGTGTCGCATAGTTCGGCGGCGATGGCGGGTGACACTTCAGAAACAAGGTCGAATCGTGGGCCTGTCCAGTAGTCAGCCGTCAGAATATCCAGCGCCTGCTGTCGAGTGAGGTTCCGCATATCTCCGGTGTATCCATGTGCCCGAGCTACCGCTTGCGTGATACCCCAGTTTGTTGGGCCGCCTTTGTCGTCAGGATGGTTAACGTAACCACCCTCTTTACCGAGAATATCGTCAAAAATATCGTCTTTAGTCATTATTGCCTCAGGCGATCAACCAAACGCGCAACGTTGCCTCTGACGGCCACCAGCACAGAAAGGAAAATGACGTTGGCCCCAACGGTGGCCCACGATGAATGAGGGTATATGCCGCAAAGGTAAGCCAGTGGCACGGCGCTGTACGTGACAGTAATCAGCCATGCCAGGCGGGAAACCCACGGGCGATGCCGTGAATCACCCCGGCGGTAAAACATCAGAGTCAGCACTACGCCCGCGCACAGTAGCGCGTTGATAGTTGCTGTCGGGTCATTTAGAACCACCTGAACCTCCCCGGCGCGTTATCAGCGCCACCAGCGAGCCGACATCCTGGTTATTCAGGAACGTCAGGATTTTGACGGCTAATGCAGAAATGATTACGGCACCAATGGCGTCCAGGGGTTTATCGCTATAACCAGTTAAGTTAGCCAGCTTCGACCCGACCAGGCCGGAGCACAGAATGCCAGCGATATAGGACACGATAAAATAAGCAAGTCGGCGTGCTGCGCCCAGGTCGGCTGCCGTGGCGATATAAAATACCGCCCCTGCAAATGCGCCAAAAACCACACCGTAATCGGTGCCGGTCAGCAGCCCATAAACGCTTGCGCCCGCCAGGGTGCCACCGGCTAACCCCGTGCCGGAAATTGGATCGGACATTGGTCCCCCTCAGTGCTGTGAATCCTCTCAATATGAGGGGAAATGAGGCCGCTATGCGGCTGAGTGTCACTCTGTCAAAGGCCATCGGAATGACCTTTTGCACAGTGTTATTTTTTTGGTTTGAACGGCCAGAGGCGTTTGCCGCTGCACCAGCAGATGCGCACAGCAGCACCGCCACCGTAACAGCAGAGAGAAAACGTTTTTTCATTGTGACTTCCTTTAAGGGGTGAGCCAGCGCTCAGGATAGTCAGCCCACAGAGACGGTCACACCGACCATCACTCTGGCTCACCCCTGAAAGGCTCTGTGGTTGAATTGCGCCGAGCGTGGCGCAGATACAAGAAAGGCCGCCATATGGCAGCCCTTGGAGACGAAAAAACCCGCACTGATGGCGGGTTTCTTTTTGTGTTGCTGCTCAGTTCGCTTTAACGTCCCGAGCCTACCACAATTTAAGCACTTTTTTGCTCACTCTGCAACATGAATCTGTCGCTATTTGTGCCGAACGCGTCACAAACTGGAGCGTACAGGATCGATTCTGCAAGACTCAACCATGTGTCAATGCGGCGGCGGCAAGTGATAAGGGTCCAGTCAGGATGTTTGGCATGCAGTTCATTTGCCATCTGGAGCTTGCTCTTGCGTAGTCTATGGCGGTCAACAATGACACCGTATAGTCCCCGGTATTCATCGTTCATAAGTACAGATGCAATGGTCTTGTCCACTAATAGGCCCTCTTCATCCGTGCAGAACGCCAGACCACTTTTATTTTTGCTGTTGAGGATTTCACGCAGGTACGCTTCAAGCTCAGGTTTTGTGATGCCGGATTTTTTCATACGGCGCAGCGCATCGTTGATAGCCGTCTTGGTGATTTTTGAGGATGCCAGCAGCTGGTTGAACATGTTCCCGCCAGAACCGCCACCGATGTAAGACCAGCGGCCCCACATGCGGAGCTTGCCCTGAATCCAGATGCTTTCGAGAGTGCGCAGGCGAACCATTTCGCCCGCCTTGCCAACTTCAGAAGGGTTAATCATTTTGCGTCTCCACTACGCCAGTACGCCGATAGCCAGCGCACGATCTAAAAACCGAAACAGCAGCGTTAACTGGTCGCCGTATTTCGCTTCAAATGCCACAGGGCCAGCGTGCAACTCGTCGTGATGCTCTCTGCACAGAGGTATCACAAACAGGTCATGCGCCTTTGTACCCATTCCACCCTGCCCGTGGCCTATCAGGTGGTGGGGATCGTCTGCCGGGTTGTTACAGCACATGCACTGCTGCGACTTCACCCAACGGGTATACTTCTCATTTTCCCAGCGGCGGCGCTTGGGTTTTAACATGAAGGATTCAGGGGTTTCTGGATCTACCCTCACCGCCACTATCTTTTTAGCTTTTTCCTGCAGCAGTTCTACCGCTGGTAACGATGGAGTAATGTCGCTTTCGCGCATTACCGATTGCATAGGTTCTGGCTGTAGCCTTAGAGCCTTGATGGCCATGCTTTCCGGGATAACATCTGCCAGGCCGTTCTTCACCAGCCACCAGCAGAACTCTGGCAGCGTAAGCACGTGGTCTTCACTGAAGCCAAGTTGACCGCTTACGGTCTTCAACAGCCAGGATACCAGGTTTTTACGGGCAATGCCTGCCAGCCTTTCAGTGGATTGATCACGCAACTGGTTATCACATCCCCAGCAAAGGAGAATGCCGCCGGGTTCGTGCCGCATGATGGTGAAGTCGTCCGCGTGCCAGTCGTTATGAGGCCACTGACATTCTCGTTTTTTCATCAGCCAGGCATCAAGAACAGACAGGCCACCAGCGCGCTGGATCACCCTTGGGTTTTCGAAAACTGGATGTAAGCTGGTATCCTCAGCCAGGGGTTGATGGGATTGTGGTAAGGCTCCAGACGGCATATCTGCCAACTGCTCGCCGGGAGTTTCGATCACAACGCGTCCCTGACGGAACAGCCACATCAACTCGGTTCCGGGCCGGAAGAGCACAACCCCGGCAATAGGTGCTATCTCAGGTGTCAGTAAAGCTCTCACGCCATCTGCCCCTTTGCGATATGCTCAGCCCACAGGCCACCGACCCAGCGCACGCCCTTCGCGGTAAATCGCGCCTGGCTGAATGCGTGGTTTGAAGCGACTGATGTTCCTGTTTTAACTTCAAAGCGTCCAGCGTCGATGTGCTGATGCCGCGGCGTCAGCGTTCCGCCGAGACGGTACATAATTTCATTCTCGATCAGGAAAAGGCGGAACTCAGTCTCTTTGGCTTTAAGCAATTTCGCCACCTGCCGGAATGAGAGTGAGCCGCTGGCGGTGCAGTAGCGATCCACGAATTCGACTTTTGGCGCTGCTGCGGCGAGTTCAAGCGTCAACCTCTCTTTCTGCTCGGCAAGATCAGCAGCAAGCCGCAGCGCCTCTGGTAAGGACTGAGGAACGCTCACCTGCTGTCCGCTTTCCAGTTCCTGCCAGCGGTCAACCAGGCGGGCAGTAAATTCGGGGCACAGCTGCGCAACAATCACATAACTGTCACGCTTATTCACCTGGTAGTGATGATATTCCTGGCCGTTCTGCGGATGGGTGTACGGCAATGCCGTATACCCCCCAATGACTCCTTTGCTCATCAGTCGCTCAATCGTAATGCACACATCAGGGTGGCGTGATCCGACAAGCGCGGCAATGTCCCGGCTGGACATCGTTATCATCTGGCTGGCGGCTGCCGCGTGATGTGTAGTGCAAAGGTTGAATACATTTGTCTGGTTCATACGTATCTCCACTTATCAGGCGGCTGCACCCGCCAATGGTTCATGTTTGGTGATCGTGATATCTACCTTTCCACCCGGCACCTGAGGCCCCCACTCCACCAGCATTCGCTTTATCTGACTGTCGTCCTCCCAGATGCCAGCATGAGTGAGAGCGTCGAATAGCGCCTTGTTGTAGTTGTCTATGTCACGGCGACGAGCATCCGGCGGATAGAGGACGATCTCTACCGCTGCGGCTGCCGCTGAGGGTTTAGGTAGGCGGCGAAGCTGCTCAATGATGGCTGCACATGCTGCGCTCTGGTATGCCCTTCCCTTTGCGCTGATAAGATGCCGACCTTTAAGCGGCCCGCTGTTCGGCGCGCGCCAGTACGTGTTTACGCTCGGCGGGAACGGCAGAGTTAATTTCATGGTTTCACTCCGCGTTCTTCCAGCCAGGCGACGGCGCTATCTCTGGCACCTTGTTCACCGTTAACAAGCGCCCTGATGATCGAAGCAGCATCCATATCGCATTCAGATTTAAGGACGGTTATTCCCCGGGCAGCGCCAGGCGCAACTGAGATGTAGCCCTTCTTCTGAAGCGATTTCACATGGCCTGCTGCGGTGTTTCCTGAAGAGCAGCCAATCAACCCGGTAAGCTCTGATATCGTTGGCGGAAACCCGGTACGCTCTTTGTAGAGGTTAATGGCAGCCAGAACTTCACTCTGACGTGGTGTTAATCCGATCATGACTCCACTCCATAGCGCCCGTTCAGGCGACCAATTTCACTGTTAAACTTCACCAGGGTTACGCCCATCGGCTTCACCAGCTCGTGATACTTCTTCAGGATCGGCGGAACAGCAGTGTTCCAGCTTGGTTTGGGCTTCTGTTTCAGCGCTTCCCTTATCTCCCGTACGCAGCGCCGCGCAACATCACGGACTGCATTCTCCTGCTCGGCTGAAAGTTTCATGCTGCGCGTTCCTCCGGTTTGCTGATCGACGCCACCCAGCCAGGCAAAAGCTCAACATCAGACGATTCGGCCTGATTACCCCAGTGGTGCCAGCCAGGTGCGCCGCAACGACTGAACAGCTCAATGCGTGGAACGTCACCGTAAAGCTTCTCCAGACGGAAGCGGGCCTCCTCCGGTTTCGCACTATGCTCACCCAGTGGGCTGTAGATAACCTGCTTCACGCTGGCGCTCAGCCTTTCCAGCCCCTTACCACGGGTGGCGATGAGAAGATCCTCGGTATTGGCTCGGGTGTAGTTGCCGCCGTTCATCTTCGTCTGACCGTTCAGCAGATCGAGGAAGTCGTAAAAGTCCTCAACATTGCCGGATGCCAGCGCTTTATTGATGTGCTGTTCTGCCAGAGGGTTGAACTTAACCCAGGTGAACCCCTTCATGGTTCGGACTTTAAAGCCCCACGCCTCAGCCAGTTCGATAGCCTCGCGGGTATGGGTGCCGGTGAACCACATAGCCAGAACAGCATCCTCGGCAGCCAGCTCCCAGACAGGCAGGCGCTTCATGTCGATCAGCTTCATGGTCCCGTAGTGGTTCGTGGCAGCGCCGTTGCTGATGGTGTTCCCGTATTCCCAGGCTGGATCGGCATAAATCAGTGAATATTTCATCAGTGGCCACCATTGAACTGACCAGCCAGGAACCACTGGCCCTCTGGCTTTAAGGTTGATTTCGCCTGACGCAGGCAGCGCTGGCGTTCTTTCAAGCAACGTTCGCGCTCGGCGATGAGGTCTGAACACTGGAATGCCTCAAGCCAGAGAGTGGCGGCCCGACGATACAGACCCTTTTCCTGAAGAGCTTTTGCGTTCTTCATCAAATCTGATGCCCCAGTGTCTACGCGCTGAATTGGCTGACCACATCCAGCCGATGCATTCACTGCGTAGTAGCGGTACTGAGAACCAACCAGTTCGCGGGTGGTGAAGTTGAAATCATGCAGCCGGCAGACAGTGCGTTGAACAGAGTCGATGCTGTAATCTGCGAAAGCATCTGCAATCTCGCGGCTGGTTAAGCCAGGATTGTCAGCGATGAACATTTCGAGTGTTTTCATCAGGCTCATGAATTTGCCCCCCTGAAACCTGCAGGAATTTTGCTGTAGTCGGTACCTTTGAAGCTGGATTTGAATATTCCATCTTCGCGGGCCCATTCACCGTTAATGCGCACTGGACGACCAGCTTTGTCCCAGCTGTTTGCTGATTTCAGGTAGCCAGGGAACTTGGACGGCTGAAACAGCGTCTGCGGGCGGAGGTAGTCGGACATTTTCAGGTCGTCACTCCACTTAGCGTTGCAGTAGTCCACCACCAGCGATAGTTCTTCCACGGTGAACCCTTCGCCAATACGGGCACGGATGTTTTGCAAAGAGGTGGTTGAAACCTGATAACGGGAGTTGGTGACCTGGTTCAGGTGAACCAAAACCTGTTTAGCCTGATCGGTGATCAACACATCACGGTCGGGTTGCGACGCAACCGGACAAGAAGGGGTTTTATTCTCTGTAGTACTCTCTGTTGTATTCTCTGTAAGAACATCAGTGCATTTTGACCTGATGACAGCGGTTCGTTTTGACCCGATGGAGCGTTTCACACTGACCTGTTCCATTGGTTCATTTTGACCTGATGGACGAGCGCATTTTGAACTCTTCGATTTAGTCACTTTGACCTCATCTAAAAGCTCGCTTTCGTAGTTGATCGTGTAGTAGTTCGTCATGTCACGCTGGGACTTGTTCAGTTGCTCAATTTTGAGCACGCCGAGAGTCTTCAGGCGGGTGAAGGTGCGCTTGAGAGTGGATTCTGACCAGAACGGGAACTGCTCCAGCCACTGCTCGTTGGTGTTATAGATCCAGCGCACGCCGTCGCGCTCCAGGCCGGATTTAGTCTCTTTCAGCCAGTAGTTCACCTGCTGCAACGCAATCGCCTCATTGAGGCCAATGCTGTACGCAAGGTCAGGGTTTATCACTATTGGCCGGGATGGCATTAACAGGCTCATGGCAGTCCTTTAACTCTGTAAATTTGCGCTGGAATTGCTCAATTGGGCTGAAGCACTCATGGTCGTAGCCTTCGCGCAGGTATATAACGCGTCGACTCTCTGGCTCCCACCGGATAACCCGCACCGGGACGCCGTAGTGGTCTCTGAACTTGCGGTCAACTTCTGGCATAAGACCTCCGCTTTACGACGCCAAACCCCCACAATTGCCATCGCCCGACTGTGGTTACACGGAACCCAGCGGCCTGATACCATGCGCTCATACCGAAACGACAATGCCCCACGCACTGGAACGCCACGTAGTTGCGGTAGACGGTGATTTACCGTTAAACTGTTCATGCGTTAGTTTCTCCACTGATACGACACGCCACGGCGCCCGGAGCTGCACACTCGCGGGCGTCATTCTTTTCTGGTGCACAAAACACACGGAAAAGCAGCGTTAAATGTTCCTGCCACTTAGCCATCACCTGATAGCTGTTCTCTTCGATTTGAGCGCGTTCCGCATCGTCAATAACGCCATCAGCTGTTGCTTTACGCAGGTACTGTGAGTGCTTGCCGATCCACTCTACGGATTCCATCAGACGCTGATTGATGTCCCCGTTCTCCACCTCTTCAACATCTGCCAGCGGCACGAAGACGCCGTTTGAATGCCGAGCGATAGCGTCTGCAATGTAGGTTGAACCACCAGCGCGCTGCAAAACCATGGCCCAACCCAGCGGGAAGATCTGATCACCATCGGTACGAAGGCGGTTAAACAAAGCGTTTTCAGTTACACCCAACCACTCAGCTGCTTCGGCATATCCGCCAGGCAGTTCAGTAATCGCTTTTTTGATAGCGCCCACCAGCCAGGCCGGTTGCTTATCAACTTTCCATTCAGGTTCTATACCCACGGCTTACCCCTTATCTCTGTGGTTACTGCTATGCAGCTTTTTGGTTACGCTTTTGGTAAAGCGATGCGTCGAACTTAAGCTTCCCCTTAGTTCGTGCCGCTGCCTCGGCTGCACGTCCTTTCGGGATTAACTGACCAGGGCGAGCGCGCCACTGGTAAAAAGCCTCTGGGGAAACTCCAAAAAATTCTGCAGCCTTGTTTGGTGAGCCGAAATACTGCTCAAGTTCAGTCGTAGTCATGATGTCCTCCTAAGAATATTTAGATAGTATTACCTAACCTTTTTTAGGTCAATAAAAACTAAGATTACTTAGGTGTAATTTCTAAGGATCTGAACTGTGGGAACACTTGGCACACGTTTAAAGGAATTAAGGAAGCAGAGGAAGCTAACTCAAGGCCAGCTAGGAAAGGCTGTAGGTGTTTCAGATGTAACCATTGGCTATTGGGAAAGAGATTTTAATGTTCCTGGCGGGAAGTCACTAACAAACCTGGCTCGATACCTAGGGGTTAGTGAAGGTTTCCTATTGTACGGCAGGGAGGACGAATCTAACGTAAGCGCTGCGCCAATTGCAGCGCAGCAGGTTCCGATAATCAGCTACGTTCAAGCCGGTGCCTGGACACCTGAATGTGACGCCAGAAACCTTGAAGGAACGGTGGACTATATTTTGACTTCAGAGCTTCACTCACATTCAACTTTTGCCTTGAAGGTAAAAGGAAAATCTATGGAGCCTGAATTTGTCGAGGGTGATGTCATCATTGTGGATCCAGAACTGCATCCGGGTCCCGGTGATTACGTTGTCGCCAAAAATGGTGGTGATGAGGCGACTTTTAAGAAATACCGCGCTCGTGGTATCAGTGAATATGGCGAAGAGATATTCGAGCTCGTTCCTTTAAACGACGATTACGCCATCCGCAATTCTGCACACGAAAAAATTCATATCGTTGGTGTGGTTGTTGAGCATCGACGAATGATGCGCCGCAAGTAGATCCCCTTCCCTTACAGAAAATCTAAATTATTTTAGGTTTTCTGCTTGACCTTCATTCTAAGTTATTTTAGATTTTAATCATCGAAGAAAAAATGCAGTACGGCATATGGCACATGTGTCGCAGCGGTCCGGCAGGGTTTCATTAAGCTACTTTCCATGCCGGGTAGCCGGAATGTGCAAGCCAGGCACGAACTATGCCAGGGTCGCTTCACCAGCGTGGCGGTTAGGTGTGACACCTCGGAAGAGACGAGGATATCAGCCATTCACGTTAAGCATCGCGCACGGTGCTTACCAGGACTGGATGACTTACCACTTCAAGACGGTCCATAAATGTCCTACGAAGTGGCGCTGACGACGGAGCGATAACCGAAGGTCGAATGCCCGACCGCAGGCAGTGACAGATCGGAAGTAGACGTCCCATCGTGGCGAGCAGGGGAAGCACGATGACAGCCGGGAAAGACCAGCATAATGGTTTCATGTACCGGAACACATGATGACGCGGGGAAAGAACCGTGACAGGAGGGAAGTAGACCCCACGAACACAACAGGTAAGAGCATTGGCGTGACGGGCCCATAACCCAATCCACGCAGCAGCATGGAGTTGGCGCGAAGTGCTCAGTGCTCTTTCCTTTGTGGTGAATGCGCAGGCTGATGCGCTATCAAAATGCGGCGAATCCAGTACGTAAAACCGTGCCGTTTCGCACCTAAGCCGGAGATCAGCACCGGCCACCACAACCAAATCACGTAGCCAGCGTGGTAACCCGTAGTAACGAAAGCTGTGTGTAGTCTTGGCGGTCGGTAGTTGTGAATGTCCTTAATTCCGACCGCCCATTTTCACAGCTGAAAGCGCATTCCTTAATCCATCAGTTATGGGTGACAGGTGTGAAACGTCGGAGTGCGCTTCCAGCTGTGTGGAGAACTAACCGGCGATGGCAGTCGCCCGCTTCATTAAGCGCCCTACCCTGGGTGCTTATTAAAGCGAACCCAAATAATTTTTTCGCCGTAAGGCGCGGGATTCGTGCAACCAAAATTCAGCGGATATTTCCACTGGAGGACTAATGAACCACCTCGAATTTATTGAGAAAAACGTTAAGGAACTGCTGATTAAACAAGGCTTTTCCTCTTCGGTGGCTCAGGGGGGGCATGGCAAGCGATTGATTTATATAAGCGTATGTCGCAAGCCAGCAAGAAAGGAGCAATTTTCGATGATGTCATGCGGCATGCGAAAGCTTGGGCTGACAAGCAGGTTACCAAAGCTGAAATCACGAAACGAAAACGCACCTCCCCAAAAGACCAAGGCGGCCTCTTTTAAGTTGTAAGGCCAAAAATTCAGCGTCGTGCAGGACGCTTATATAACGGAGAAACTAACCATGACGAACGCACAGACCGTCACCGAGTTACAACCACGCATGACCAGAGAGCAGTTGGTCAATGCAGCTCGCATTGACGCTAAGTACCTCCCGGTTGCTTCAGCTCAGCTGATGAATGAGTTGGCAACCAGACTCGACGTAACCAGCGTGGCTCTTTGTGAAGCCATGTCACAGCGCAAAGAGCTGGCCACGCAGAACACCACTCTTCGTGAAGACGTAACCAGCTGGGCCAAAGAGTGTGACCGTATCGAAGAACGCCATACCAAGACACCAACCAATATGCACTTACTGGAAGCACAGCGAGAATTACGTGAACTGCCTGCTGTGGTCATTTGCCACAATAACGAGGTGGCGCTCTGATGGCTAACTCATTCAAGCAGATGTCCCGCGACGGGACTATCAAGCGCACTGATACCGGGATGTTCATCAGCCTCGACGATATCCACGTTCGCGCAGGTTTCAACAAGCGTCATGACGACGATGAACGCACCATCCAGGCAGACGACGAACTGTTTACCTACCTGATGAACGGTGGTTCGGTTCCTCCGCTTGAAGTTATCGCACGCGATGAGGGTGGTGTTTGGGTCGTTGAAGGCCACCGTCGTCGCCGCTGTTATGAGCGTTGCCGTACAGCTGGTAAGCCAGTAGACCGCATTCACATCATGCCGTTTAACGGAAGCGATGTGCAACGCCTGGCGCGGATCATGACAAGCAATAACCAACTACCCCTCTCGGATATGGAGCAGGCTGCGGTTATTCAGGAACTGCACAACGCATTTAACCAGACCACCAGCGAGATTGCGAAGCTAGTCAATAAGTCAGTCAGTACTGTTGAAAAATTACTAACTCTCAGCACTGCAAATTATGACGTTCAGCAGGAAGTTAAATCCGGCGCAGTATCCGTCGATGTTGCTGTTTATCGAGTAAGAGAGTACGGCGAGAAGGCTGGTGAAATACTTCAGCAAGACAAGGAATTAGCAGCAGCCCGGGGGAAGAGGAAAGTAACTCGTAGCGTTATTACGCCAGAGATCGGCGTCTGGTTTAGCTAATCAGTAAGGCTGGAATTAGCGATACAGGAGTGATTTCTCTTGAAGGGTTAGCACATGCTGAAGCAGTGCAGATCATTTATGAACAAAACTCGTTAGTAAAAAAAATAAATGGAGAATCATCATGAGCAATGTTGGCGATTATTTCTTTGAGTTTCCCGCGTCGCGTGGATTGCAGGGAGGGGAAATTACCCTATTGATGATGGTTCCGGCGCGTACATTATCCCGCGTTCTGGCATCTGATAATTTTGGCGGAACTCTTGACCGTTCTCAGCGCGAAATCAATCCGGCCCGCGCCAAGAAATTCTTTGAATATCTTGAGAAGGCTTATAAAAGTAAGCAGCCATTCATTATCCCACCTCTGGTTGGTAACTGTAACTCATACATAGATTTTCAGGAGGTCGGTAATACGAATGTGGGTATCGCCAGAATCTCTATGGATGCAGAAATTAAGCTGTTTGACGGCCAGCACCGTGCTGCTGGTATTGCTGAATTCCTCCGTACCTACAGTGAGCCTGTTGATGTGCCTGTAATGCTTACGCATAACCTTTCGCTTAAGACGCGCCAGCAATTCTTCTCTGATATCAACAATAATGTTTCGAAGCCGTCAGCCGCCATCAATATGGCTTATGACAGCCGCAATGACATAGCTCAGATGCTGGTGAGCTTTCTCTCAAGTAATGACGTATTCGAGGCCGTCACCGACTTCGAACATAACGTTGTTCCGGCCAAGAGTAAGAAGTGGATCAGCTTCAAGGCTCTTTGTGATGCAACGGCTAAATTTGTGACCGTTAACGGCGAAAAGCTCACTAACGATAATGTCTGGTCTGTTTGGGAGTCATGGCTATCGCTCACAGGTATTAGCGACTTGCGCCACGGAACAAGCCAGGGTGAGTACAAGCGTGACTATATCCAGTTCCATGCGGTAATGATTAACGCCTTTGGCTACGCCATGCAGACACTACTGTCAGAGCATAGCGTTGATGAAGTGACGCAGATGATTGACGGGCTGGTAAATAGTGTAGGGCTGGTAGAGCGAGAGGACTTTTTCCTTATTGGAAATTGGGGCGGAATCTGCGCCAATACCGACAAAGAAAAACCGACCGTAATTGCGAACGTGGCCGCACAGAAAGCAGCGGCTGACCGTCTGGTTAAGGTTATCAGCCAGAAAAGCCTGACAGCGAATGTGGAGCACTAACCCATGAGCAAATCATTAAACGCACGCTGCATTCGCCGCTGGGAAGTTGAGTTTAAAGGCCACTGCGATTCGAAAATAAGCCCCTGGTGGCGTAAAAGAGATTTGCGTGGATATATCCGCGAGTGCGCCCTGACTACTGCTGACTGCATGGTGGAAAACCTGGCCTACAACAACGCAATGCATGATTTTTTCTCCGAAAGCGGAGATGACACCGGCTGGTCTCCTGAGTTTTCGGGCTGGTACGACAGCAGGCGTCGAGAGCAGTACCGGAAAGAGGCGCTGAACTACCTCAATGAGGACGCTACCAACGACGAAATCGACGAAGAAATTCAGAACGAACTGGAGGCGTGGAATGACTGATTTCACAAGAGACCCATCCACTCACCCTGCCAACGACCCGCTCACGGAAGAGCGCCTTACCCGCGTTCGTGACGAACTCCAGCGCAAGCTTGAATACGGCAGGGATCACTTCTTTGCTGACGCAGCGAAGGCTATCGACGAGTTACTGGCGCTGCGGAAGATGAAGCAGGAGGCGATAAACACGCATGACAGCATCATTGCAGAACAACTGGCGCACGTTCTTTCTGGTATGGAGGGCACAGAACATCAGCGAGCCGTAATCATCTGCGCTGTAGATAGATTGAATCATAACGCAGAGATGCTGCAAAAGGCCCCGGCTGCTCCGGCAGCACAGGAGGCGATTCTATACGAGCCAAGCCCTACGGATTCAGTGAACGCACCTCTTAAGTTTACCGATGTAGAAGACCGAGCGTGGGTAGTAGGCGCGGAGTGGATGCGGGATGCGTTTAAACGTGAGAATCCTCACCTGCGTATTGCTAATGATGACGATCCAGTACCACAGTTACCGCAGCCAGCGGTAATGACGCCTGATTACTCGCGGTTTCTTAGCGATGTTATGACGGCAGCTGGTCTTTTATCGCACGGAAAGCGTGACAAGGCTTTGGCTACTAGTCTGTCAGAATTTTGTGTTGCCGAAAGAATGCGTATGGATGCACCCTGCCGGGCCGCCCCGCTTCAGGGTGCCGAGCCTGTAAGCCAGCCTTACACGTTGCGCGATGGGTGGGTGGCTGTGCCGGTAGAGCCGACAGAGGAAATGAACAAGGCAGGTTGGGCCGCTATGAACGAGCACGATGCTATCGACCCGACATACAGGGCCATGCTGGCAGCTGCGCCGCGATTAACCGGCAGTGAACCAGTCTCTGTGCCGGGTAAATGGATTCCGTGCAGTGAGCGGATGCCTGAGACAATGGTTAGCGTTTTGGCTACTGGCGACTGGTTTGACTATGCAGTTACCGCATGGAGTGGAAAGGAGTGGCTTGATTTTGATGACTATGAGCCGCCAGTAACGCACTGGATGCCGCTGCCAGCAGCACCGCAGCAGGAGGCCGAATGAGTTACGTCTTCCTGATTATGGTTCTCACCAGCCAGAGCATGAACATGCAGATCGAGCCGATGGAGAACATGGCTCAGTGCCAGGCGGCCATAAATGCATTGGCCATTGCAGACAGGGAACGCACCTGGAACGAGACATCTCCGCGTATCAATAACATCAAGTGCGTAGAGGTGAAGTGATGGAAAACTCCTTCAAGAAACGCATTCAGAGGCTGGAAGCTGAGCACGGCAAGACAGTTACCACTGAGGTTGAGCTTGTTTCTTACGTGAAAGAGAGAAGCAGTGGCACATCTGAAGCCCGTTACTACGTCAAGCACAGCAATCAGCAAACCGTGCTGGAGCAAAGCCTGGCAATCAGCCGGGATGCGTTAGGTAACTATGATGCCTGCATCGTGATGACGGACTTTCCACCGCAAAAAACACCAGAGGAGGCCGCTCTGAAATTGGCTGATTGGTTGAAGCGCCTGGGTGAGTCCATCGAAGCGAACTTCAAAAAGGCAGAGGCGGATGATGCCCAGTAAACTCAAGCAGCGGCGTACGCGCCGCCTTAAAACTGATGTCGCATGGTGGCGGGCCGAGGCCAATGACCTTCACGCCCGCGTCATGGAGCAGGCCGACGAGATAGCCGAACTCCGCCGCCAGGTGATCAGGGTGCCTATGCCGGTTATCGTTCCATCAGAAGTAATTGCCAAAATCACTATGGAGAGAGCAAGTGAACCATTTAATGATTGACCTTGAAACGATGGGTAATAAACCCAACGCCCCAATCATCGCGATCGGGGCCGTGCTGTTTGAGCCCTCCTCAGGGGAGCTGGGGCCGGAGTACTACGCCGTTGTAGATCTGGAGACCTCGATGGTGATGGATGCAGTGGCAGATCCCAGCACTATTTTATGGTGGATGAAACAAAGCGCGGAAGCTCGGGCGGCGATCACCAGCGGCCGCCGCGTGCATATCACCAATGCGCTCGGCGGTCTAAGGCGCCTGATAGATGAAAACTGTATTCCGAAAAACCTACAGGTTTGGGGGAACGGGGCAACTTTCGACAACGTGATCACCCGGGCCTCTTTCGAACGTCATGGCCTTTTCTGCCCATGGCAATTCTGGAATGACCGCGACGTAAGAACCATCGTAGAACTGGGTAGAGCTGTCGGGTTTAACCCGCGTTGCGAAATTCCCTTCGAAGGTGATATGCATAACGCTTTAGCGGACGCACGGCATCAGGCGAAGTATGTTTCCGCCATCTGGCAGAAGTTAATACCTCAAACTACAGAAGAACTTTAATTAATCCGGGTGCAGCCGATTAAGTGGAGAACAATGCTATGAGCGGACAAAGCCAACGTTTTCTTACTCCTGATGATCTCTATCAGCTTACTGGTTATCGTCGCCCTTCCCTTCAGTGCAAAGCACTGAAAGAGAGCGGTGTATTTTTTGTTCCCCGTAAGGATGGAAGACCCGGTACCACCTGGGATCATGTTTCCAACCCGGCGGGACTTAGGCTGGTAGTAAGCAATCCTGAGGAAGAAGAACCAAACTTCAAGGACATGTGCTAATGCCCAGAGCTCGTAAAAACCCAGAAGATAACTGGATGCCGCCCCGCGTTCGCCGGGGCAAGTCTGCCTATGAATTTCGTACACCAGAAGGCGGAACAGTCAGGCTGTGCAATGCCGATTTGACCAAAGCGCAGGTCTGGTCGGCTTATGAAAATTTTATAAATGACACCAAGGTGCGCACTAATTTTAATGCTCTTTGTGAGGAGTTCTTTAATTCAGGGGATTTCCACGAGCTGGCAACCGAGACTCGTAAGGACTACAGAAAATACGGCGCAAAGGTGAATGTTGTGTTTGGCAAGATGAAACCAGACAACATCAAGCCAGAGCATATCCGTAAGTATATGGACAAGCGAGGGGTAAAAAGCCGTGTCCAGGCGAACCGGGAAAAAGCTTTTATTTCTCGTGTATTCAGGTGGGCATATGAACGAGGCAAAGTGAAGATGAATCCTTGCCAGGGGGTGAAGCAGTTTAAGGAAAAAGCCAGAACTCGCTATGTCACTGACAGGGAGTATGAGGCTCTATTAAGCGTTGCTCACACCCCAGTGAAAGTGGCTATGGAACTTGCTTATTTATGCTGCGCCAGGCAGGGGGATATCCTGGACCTGAAGAAAAGCCAGATCCTACGTGAAGGCATCATGATCAAGCAAAGCAAAACCGCTGTACCCCAGATTAAAGCATGGACAGAACGCCTTGATAAAGCTGTCAGGCTTGCTGAATCTCTCCCCCTAAATCCCGGCATGGTGAGTATTTTCCTGCTCCACCAGCCGTCTGGCTTGAGGTATACGAGAGATGCGTTCAATGCTCAGTGGAGTAAAGCTAAAGCACTTGCAGCTGAAAAATTCCCTGAGCTCGATTTCAAATTTACTTTCCACGATTTGAAAGCGAAAGGGATATCGGATCTGGAAGGAACGCTGAATGAAAAGCAGGGAATAGCTGGCCATAAAAATGCATCACAAACTGCACGCTATGACAGAAAAATTCCTATCGTTCCGGTAGTCGGGGGGCAGTAATGCCCTCTTCCTATGGCGAAAGCGAATGGCGAAATAATGGCGAATGGTGAATTTCAGGCAATAAAAAACCACCTTTCGGTGGTTTATACGACACTGCTTATCATTGATTTTATTCTACTTTTCCCATGGTAGCCGGAGTGGGACTTGAACCCACACAGCGCGAACGCCGAGGGATTTTAAATCACGCGTGTTATCAATTATTATCAATGACATGCTTCATTTTTTCGCCATTAACTCATTATTTTTGGATCAGCGTAATCAACAAGTTATGACCATCAAAAAGTCACAATGGCGAAGCTTTTAGGGGCTAAAACTTTGCGTAGCTCCTTCCAGAAATTATGTTCTCCGCTTTACGCCACCAGCCTATCCTGGCAAAATTGCCATCGATCCGTTTGTAAGATTTAAAGGTGTGCACCGCTTCTTACACAGGAGACTCATCATTAACGTCCGTACTGTTGATGAAGAACGTCACCCTGCCCATTACCTCGACTTCCTCGGCCGCCGCGCCCTCTATCGCCTCGCCGTCATCGGTGATTAAAGTCCTTCCCCTGAGTTTCGCAAACTGCGTTCGTCCACCTGACAGGATCAGCAGAGTCTGTCCCTGCACCAGTTTTTATACCTGTTCGACGACGGCATAGCCCGATGGACAGCCGATATCATGGCCGCGATTGGGAGCACGCCTTTTGAGCGTGGAGATGAAGCGGAGGATTTTCTGATTGTGAATGCAACTGCTGACAAAGGGCTGGTCGATATCCAAAGACTCGACTTCAGGCATTGGGGCAAACATCCCGCCGGATGCGCGGCAAATCGCATGCGCTATGCGATTAGAGCCACCAGCTCGCTGAAGAACCATTGCCCACCCAAGCGGGAAAATCTGATCCCCATCAGTTCGGAGGCGATTAAACAAGACATTCTCAGTAACCCCCAACCATTCCGCCCCTCGAAAAATGCAC